ATATTATGTTTGTAACTGGCCTAAAGAAAATGTTAGTGTTGATTATTATCAATCACACAAAGATGATTTTGCACCTGTAAGACAAACAATTAGTAAGGCGTTAGATTCATGTGTAACGGTTAAAATTATTGTACCTGAAACAGGTAAACAATTAAAAGAACAAATAAAGGCACAACAAGATAAACTAAAACAACCAGAGGTGACGCAAACGCCAACATTATTACCTCCATTACCAGGAAACACTTGTCCACCACCATTGATGACATCATTCTCACCAATAATAGGTAACACAGGTACCATAGTTCAAATTAATGGAAGAAACTTAAAAATTGTTACAGATATATTAATTGTTGACCCAACAAGTACACAAAAAGTTTTAGCGACAATTACCACTGACAAAATTACGTATTTGAATGATGAGACAGTAAGATTTACTTTACCACAAATTGGTACGGGTAAAGTATTAACAAATTGTAAAATACTTGCAAAGAGTCCATATGGTAATGGTTCAATTGATACAGTATTCAAATATGACCCAGCATATGTTGCATCTTCAGCTTCATCGCCAGGAGGGTATGCGGGAAATAATCAGTCGACAACAACTGCACCAAACGCAAATAATACAAATACAAACCCACAAAATACGGGACCTGTAACATTATTGTCTAAATACGAAACTTCAACAGGAGGAAAAGTAACTAACAAATTAACTGTTAATGTTAATACTGATGCGGGTGTATGGGTTATTGATAAAAATGTTGAGTTGAATATTTCTGTTTTTGACGTTATAACAAGTAATGATAACACAACTCAAAGACTAAGTGTTCAAGTTACTATGAAGAAGGATACTTTTGTTAATGGTAATACTTTCACGATAACACGTGATGATATCACAACAATATTAACAACGAGTGAACCATTCAAAACAACGCCAATCAAACCAACACAGGTTGTTACTGTTCAACTTAATATCTTAGCAAACGCAGAAGATAAGATTAAACACCCACAACCAACAGTTCAATCATTTAATTTCAACTATAGTGATGGAACTACAACAACATCACCAGCAACTACTACGGCATCAAAAACATTTGCAGAACAACCATTGTCAATAACATTTGTTGGTGAAAGTAGTGATTTACAAGGAAACGGGTGGGAATATTTTAATGTTAAAAAGCCTGCGGGTGGATATATAACCTTTAAGTTTAATGCACCAACATTCAATGAGAGTAACTATGGTTATAAAGTTTTCATAGATAAAGATGGATATCCAGTACCAGGGTCTGGTATGGTTGGTGGAATTAATACCAAATACACTTATCTTGGTAATGTTAATTCGATTGGAACCTTTAAGATATCTGTAGAATATTATCCATATGGATTTACATCACCAGACAAAGGAGAAGTGTTAAAGCAAACTGTGATTGGCCCACCTTTCACTTTATAACATAACAATATATTTATAATAAAAGATTTTTTATGGATTTAAGAACATCATTAAACAATTACCTTGGAAAATCAGTGAGATATTCTGAGGAAGATAATGGAGATGGAACTAAACAAGTTTGTGACTTGGATACAGGAGATTGTTATACTGTAAGAGAAAGAGATGGTCTTATCGAAAGAGCGGGTCATCAAACAACAATAAATAAAAGAGTTAGAGTTGAAACTGCGAGAGGAGTTAAGACTTTATTAAACGGATAACAAAATGAGTTTAGATAAAAAAATTATTAGTGAGATTGAAAGATATAAAAATATTAATAACTATATCTTAGAACAAGCGGCAGCACCGCCTGATTTGGGACCGCTAGCACCTGAAGGTGGAGAAGGAGCGGGTGCACCGCCACCACCAGCTGAAGCAACACCACCAACGGCACCAGAAGCACCAGCACCTGATGCGGGTCCAGAAAAAATTGATGTGGATAATGACCCAGATGTTGAAAAAGTTGACGATAAAGGTAAACCAAAAGATAAGGGTGAAGGTGACGACGAAGGAACTGAAACTTTAGATATTACTGATTTAGTTGATTCTCAAAAAAATATTGAGAACAAACAAAATGAATATTTTGAAAACCTATTTAGTCAAATTCAAAATCTTGAATCTAAGTTAGGTGAGATGGATAATATTATGAATAAGTTAAACGCTCTTGAAAATAAGAGTGAAAAATATAGAGAAAAAACACCACAAGAAAAATTAGAATTAAGAAGTCTTGATTCATATCCATTCAATCAAAAGTTATCACAATTCTTTGATGATAAACAAGAAGATATGGAAAAAACTGGAAAACATGATTATATTTTAACCACAGACGATGTGAAAGATATTAATGTGAATGATATCAAAAATTCATTCCAACCAGGAGGAGGAGACAAATACAACGACGAATTCAAACGTTAAAATAAATTAAAAGGTCATCGAAAGATGACCTTTTTTATTTGACATCCGACTTATTTATTATTATATTTAATAAACAATTTAATAATTTAATTTAAAAAACATGAGTAATGTATTAGACGCCGTATTGGCACAGTATGAGAAATCACAAAACGCATCGGGCGGGGCCCAAAGTAAAATGTCGCAAGACGAAAGAATGAAAAAGTATTTCGCTTTAATCCTTGGTGATAAAGAGAAATCAGGTCAAAGAAGAATTAGAATCCTACCAACAACAGATGGTTCATCACCTTTCAAAGAGGCTTGGTATCATGAAATTCAAGTAGGTGGACAATGGCAAAAGTTCTATGACCCAGCTAAGAATAACAACGAACGTTCACCTTTGAATGAGGTTTATGAGGAGTTGATGTCAACTGGCAAAGAATCAGATAAAGAATTGGCGAAACAATATAAGTCTCGTAAGTTCTATATCGTAAAAGTAATAGACAGAGACCACGAAGAAGATGGTCCAAAGTTTTGGAGATTCAAACACAACTATAAGAATGATGGTATCTTGGATAAAATCATTCCTATTTGGAGAAATAAAGGTGACATCACTGACCCTGAAAAAGGACGTGACTTAATCATCGAGTTAACAAAATCTAAAACACCTGCAGGTAAAGAGTACACAAGTGTATCTACAATTATGTATGAAGACCAAGGTCCTGTTCACGAAGAAAAAGAACAAGCAAATGCTTGGATTAACGACGAGTTAACATGGAATGACGTATATAGTAAAAAACCTGTAGAATATCTTGAAGCTATCGCAAGAGGTGAAACACCAAAATGGGATAACGATAAAGGTGGATATGTTTACGGAGATGCTACTGTATCTGAAGAAAGTTTTGGTGGAACTAAAAAATCAACACCAGCTAAAGTGGTTGACCCACAAGCAGATGCTGATGTGGATTCAGATTTACCATTCTAAATTATACGGGTGGAGATAATACTCCACCCTTTTTATTTAATTTATTATATGACATTTAAAGAAGAAATTGATTTACAATTAAGAGACAATAAGATGTTATCTTATGAGATATTAAGTCAATTAAAAGATAAAGGATTTTTTTCTGGTAGACCTAAACAAATTGGTGATACTGTTTTGTTTGGTATGATGAAAGAAGAAGAGGAAGACGGTCAAATAAATCTTAGACTAATAACTTTCCATGAGGAAGAAGTTGATGTCCTTTACGAAGAAGACAGTTCATTCTACAAGACAAAAAAACAAAATAAGTTACCAATTATTAAAAGAATAGAAAATGGCGGGAATTAAGAAAAAAGAGGTTGGAGGATTTAAAGATAAGTTCTCAACCAAAACAAAATATAAAGAAACTAATTACTACAATTGTGGCGAAGCGTTCTTAAGTGCCAGTGGATTACCAGGTCCTGTTATGGGAGGTATTAATATGTTCTTAGGACATAGCAATAGTTCAAAGACAACTGCTATGATTTTAGCGGCAGCTGACGCACAAAAGAAAGGTCATTTACCTGTCTTTATCATTACTGAAAAGAAATGGAGTTGGGAACATGCTGTTGAGTTAGGTTTAGATGCTAAAAAGAATTCTGATAGTGAATGGGATGGTGATTTCATCTTCAACGATAGTTTTGACTACATTGAACAAGTAACAGATTTCATTAATGAAGTGTTAGATGCTCAAGAGAAAGGTGAGATACAACAATCTATTTTATTCCTTTGGGATTCTGTAGGTTCAATTCCTTGTAAGATGACATTCGATGGTAAGGGTGGTAAGCAACATAACGCAGCAACACTTGCTGATAAAATTGGTATGGGGGTTCACTCAAGAATTTCTAAATCAAAGAAAGAAGATTATGCTTATTATAATACTTTGGTGGTTGTTAATCAGCCTTGGGTTGCTCTTCCAGACAATCCATTTGGACAACCAACAATCAAAGCAAAAGGTGGAGAGGCTTTATGGTTGGCATCTTCATTAGTATTCCTTTTTGGTAACCAAGCAAGTGCTGGTATTAACCACATCACAGCAACCAAAGGAGGACGAACTGTGAGATATGCTATCAGAACTAAGATTTCAATATTGAAGAACCACGTAAATGGTTTGGGATATAATGATGGAAAGTTAATAGCTGTACCACAAGGATATATTGAAGATACTAAAGAAGCTTTGGAAGCTTATAAGAAAGAGTATTCCCAATATTGGAACGGTATCTTATCAGGAACTGGTGAGTTAACCTTAGAAGAAACAACTGACGATATCAGCGAGTAAGAAACAATTTTTATCACCTCTAATTTAACAAAGTGACTAAAACACTTTTAGTAGACGGAAACAATTTATTCAAAATAGGATTTCACGGAGTAAGAGATTTATATAGTGATGGAGACCATTTAGGTGGAATCTATCACTTTATAAACATTCTTAGAAAATTCTTGGAAGAACATGACCACGATAAGGTGGTTGTATTTTGGGATTCTAATTCTTCTATTCGTAAATCAATTTACCCACAATATAAGGCGAACAGACGACAAGATATGAACGAGTACAAGTACGAGTCGTATCTTAACCAACAATCAAGGGTTAAACAATACCTTGAAGAAATTTTTGTAAGACAAGTTGAAATGATTGATAATGAGGCAGATGACCTTATCGCTTATTATTGTAAGGTTGCTACCGATGAGCAGATAATCATCTTCTCAGCTGATAAGGACCTCACCCAGTTGATTAACGAGAACGTCAGCGTGTATTCTCCCATTTCAAAACAATACTTCGGTAATGGGGATAATATCATCATTAATAAGGTTAACATTCCACATTACAATGTTTTACTTTGTAAGATATTCACTGGAGACAAATCAGATAATATAGATGGTATTGAAGGTCTTGGAGAAAAAACTTTAATAAAGTATTTTCCTCAGGTGCAGGAAAAACCCTGCACTGTCGAAGAATTATTGGATTATGCCCGAAATATCCCGCAAAAGAAACCTATTAAAACATTAACAAATCTTTTGACTGGCAAGACAAAATCAACTATACTTGGAGAAGAGTTTTATATTACAAACAAAAAAATTGTTGACCTCACAAACCCATTAATTACAGATGATGGAAAGACACTAGTTGAACAAATAATCACAGACATAATTGACCCCACCGATAGGGGTTATAAAAACTTAATGAGAATGATGATGGAAGACGGTCTCTTTAAGTATCTTCCCAAGGACGACAATGCTTGGGTTAACTTCCTCAAACCTTTTATGAAATTAACAAGAAAAGAAAAACGAAAATTATGATTGATTATACTTTGTCGGATAAATTGAAGGTTCAGTATCAAACTGCAAATCCTTTTCCATATATTGTAATTGATAATTTTTTACCAGAATTTCTATTGGAATCTTGTTTAGAGGAAATAAAGCAGCATGATGAGTGGTATTCTAATCAAGCTGATTGGGTGACAGAATATGAAAGGAATAAATTTTATTATCCAACGGACTCTACTGATATGGGTGACTTCAAAATGAAAGTTCCAATTACTAATATGATTACTGAATACATGAATTCAGACCCATTCATAAAGTTTTTAGAAAATCTAACAGGGTTTGAAAAATTATATAGAGACCCAATAATGCTAGGTGGTGGTATACATAAGATTAAAAGGGGAGGCAAACTTTCTATTCATATTGATTATAATCAACATCCTGATAAAAAATGGAAACGCAATCTAAATTTATTACTATATTTGAATAAAGATTGGAAATCAGAATGGGACGGTAATTTGGAGTTATGGGATAAAGAATCTTGGAAAAAGAGAGTAGAAATTGAACCAATATTTAATCGAGCAGTTATTTTCTCAATCGAAGGAGCACCACACGGACATCCAATCCCTTTAAATGTACCTAACAACATTTCAAGATATTCATTAGCACTTTATTACTTTACCAACGAAGAAGTAAATGATGATGATAAACACACAGTTATATTTTATAAAGACGAAGATTTAGGAATTAAAAAAAAACAAAATTTATTTAAATTTTAAGAAAAAAAACAAACAAAAATTAAATTATGAAAGAGCAGGACAGCACCAAAATGGAGTTTCTCTTGACACTTAACGATAACATCGTTGTTCAAAGATTCTTCAACGTTAGAGGGTTTAACCCGAAGGCGAAAAACTCTTTAGAGTTGTATGAGTTCATGAAGTCTCTTAAAGAAGAGCTTCAGTATTATTTAAAGATGAAAACAGTTATCTACATGATGGATAACAGAAACGCTATTGAAAGCGATGCAAGTATTATGAACACATCGTTCACTGACGGACCTGAAGTTTTCAACCTTTTTGTTAAGGTTGGAGAGCAGACAATTTGTCATAGAATTTTTGACGGAAAATTATTTCCACCAAAAGTTCGTTATACGGTTGATGTACGACCATTTTTGAAAGATGTCTTAAGAGAGCTGACTGACATTTTTTCAAACAACAGATTAACTTACGAATATTTGGATTTTGACTTGAGCAAGTAAGTATTTAATAATAAGGGGGAATACGAAACAAGACTATGAATAAAAATTTTGACTACTTAGGGAACACTTTTCAGATACAATTATTAAACCAAATTATCGAAGACAAAGACTTCGCATCATCTATTATTGATGTGATTGAGAGTTCATACTTCGATAACAAATACTTCAAAATCATCTTACAGATGATTAAAGAATATTATGTGAAGTACGAATCTTGTCCAAACTTTGATACGTTGGAGCAGATTGTTAAATCAGAAATTTCACAGGAATTGGTTGCAAAGATTGTTTTGGATACTCTAAAACAAGTCAAAGATGCACCATTTGAGGGTACACATTTTGTACAGGAAAAGGCTTTGAAGTTCTGTAAACAACAGGAGTTACAAAAGGCGATGGATAAGTCTCAGAAGATTATTACTGAGGGTGATTTCGAGTCTTACGACAAAGTTGAAGGGTTGATTAGAGAAGCACTTCAGGTGGGTGAAATTGAAAAAGATGTTACTGATATCTTCATGGGACTTGATACAGTATTGGATGAGGACTATAGACATCCAATTCCGATGGGTATTGCAGGTATTGACAATCTACTTAAGGGTGGATTAGCCAAAGGTGAGATTGGGGTTATATTGGCTCCTACAGGGGTTGGTAAAACCACAATCCTAACCAAGATTGCAAATACTGCCTTTAACTTGGGATATAATGTTCTTCAAATATTTTTTGAGGACAATCCCAAAATTGTTCAAAGAAAGCACTTTACAATATGGACAGGTATTGAACCTGATAATTTAGCAAATCACAAAGAAGAGGTATTAAAAAAGATTGGTGATATTCAAGATACAATGAAAAACAAATTGATTCTTAAGAAACTTGCATCTGATAGTACAACTATGGGTCAAATCAAAAATCAGGTTAGAAAGATGATTGCTGATGGGAATAAGATTGACTTAATTCTATTAGACTACATTGATTGTGTATTACCTGAATCAAGTGCTAAAGATGAGTGGAAAGCTGAGGGTTCTGTAATGAGAGGATTCGAGGCGATGTGTCACGAATTAAATCTTGTTGGTTGGACGGCAACTCAAGGTAATAGAAGTTCAATTTCATCTGAAGTTGTAACTACTGACCAAATGGGGGGTTCAATTAAGAAGGCTCAAGTAGGACACGTAATCATCACAGTAGCTAAGACTCTTGTACAAAAAGAGATGAACTTAGCAACGATTGCCATCACAAAGTCACGTCTTGGTAAAGACGGAGTTGTCTTTGAAAACTGTAAATTTAATAACGAACTTCTTGAAATAGACACCGAATCTTCAGTAACATTCTTGGGTTTTGAAGGACAACAAGAAGAGAAAAAAAGAGATAGAGTTAAAGAACTCTTAGAAAAAAGAAAACAAAGAGAACAAAATTCTTAACAAAAAAATAAAAAATAATTATGGAAAAAATTTTAGTAGAGAATCCTAATAGATTCGTCATCTTCCCAATCCAGCATAATGATATATGGGAATTTTACAAAGCGCACCAAGCGGCGTTATGGACAGCCGAAGAAGTTGATTTGACTAATGATATTAGAGATTGGAATAATTTATCAGAAAATGAACAATATTTTGTTAAAAATATTTTATCGTTTTTTGCTGCGTCTGATGGCATTGTTAATGAAAATTTAGCCGAAAACTTCTTAAAAGAAGTTCAATACCCTGAAGCAAAATTCTTCTATGGGTTTCAATTAATGATGGAAAATATTCACAGTTTAATGTATTCATTGTTAATTGATACATATATTTCAAACGAAGAAGAAAAACATTTATGTTTTACTGCTTTGGATAATTTACCAGCAGTTCAAAAGAAAGCAAAATGGGCTCTTGATTGGATTGAAAATGCTTCATTTCAAGATAGACTTATTGCGTTTGCTGCTGTTGAGGGTATATTCTTTTCAGGTTCATTCTGTTCAATCTTTTGGTTGAAATCAAGAGGTATTATGCAAGGTTTATGTAATGCAAATTCTTTAATTTTTAAAGATGAAAACTTGCATTGTGATTTTGCAATCCACTTGGTTAATAAC